GGTCGGCCTGCCAGTTGAGGAATAGATGGAGCAAGTCGTACAGAGACTGCTGGCGGTGACACGCCAGCTTTGGGAGCCAGCAATGGAACGACGAGAGGTTGTCGACCTGTTCGGTGAGACGGTCGTGATCGAGATCAGCGAGGCGAAGGGAGCTCGCAAGCCGACGAGGCCGAACGGGTACGCAGCACCACCCGGAACCGGGCCGGCCGGAGAGACGTGCAAAAGTTGCGAGCATGCGGTCCGAGTGAGCGGCAACACAGCCAATACATATCGCAAGTGCGCGCTGATGCGGGAGCATTGGACGGGCGGCCCGGGTAGCGACATATTGTTTCGGTCGCCGGCTTGTCGGCTATGGGAGAGGGAGAAAGAGTGAAAATCAGACTTGACGAGTGGCTGAAGCGAAACTTCGATCCGCCGCCAGCGATCAGAACCGCCCGCCTCTGGATAAAGGCTGGCAAAATCTATCCGGCACCGGTCAAGGCGGGTCGCGCCTACTACGTTGAAGACAGTGCCGTTTTCCGCAACGGAGTCGAGCGCCCCCGACTCGTTCACCGAGTTTTTGGATATGGCAGCCCGGCCCAGAATTAGAAAGCGCGCGCACTGGCCGCCGAACCTGCACGAGTCGCGGCCAGGTTACTACGTCTATCGCCATCCGATCACAAAGAAGAACATTACGCTTGGCTATATGCCGATTGAACAGGCGATTTTTGAGGTGCACGAAGCCAACGCGAAGCTAGCCGAGCAGGCGCCGCAACCGAAGCGATTGGTTGAGCGCATGAACGAAGGGCATGAGACCATCACTGATCTGCTGGAGAAGATGCCGAACGATGACGTGAAGCCGTCGACCATCAAGGCGCGCAAGAATTACGACAAGGCAATCAGGGAGAAACTGGGCCACGTGCAATGCCGCGATCTGACGACAAAGCACGTCGCCGATCTGCTGGAGGAAATCCAGAAACGCGGCGCGATGCAATGGTCTGTCCATATCCGGAGCCGGTTGAGGGCGGTGTGTCGGCGTGGCATGGCGCTAGGCTGGATGGACAAGAACCCAGCCGACGCGACGGACAAGGCCAAGGTCAAGGTTCAGCGCAAGCGCATGTCGCTGGAGATTTTCAAGGCGGCGATGGAGAAAGCGCCGGAGGTTTCGATCTGGCTTCAGAACGCCATGTTGCTCGCGCTCATATCCGGCCAGGACTTGTCGACGGTCGGTCGTTGGGAGCGGTCGTTTCAGGAAAACGGGTACGCGGTGCTGACGCGTGGCAAAACTGGAGTTCGCATCGCCATACCGCTGGAGTTACGGATGGACGTTATCGGGATGTCACTGGCCGACGTCATCGCCCGATGCCGATCAACTGGAGTTGTAAGCAAATACCTGCTTCACCACGTACGCGGCAATGTGAAAGCCCCGAAGGGTAGCCCGATCAAGATAAAAACGATCTCGGAGAAGTTTCTGGAGGCGCGTCGTCTGGCTGGCTACACGGACGAAAATGATCCGACATGGCACGAAATCCGGAGTCTTTCGAAGCGGCTATATGACGATCAGGGAGGCGTCGACACCAAGGCTTTACTCGGTCATATGTCACAGGCGACGGCAGATTTGTACGCCAATTCGCGCGGGCTGGAGCCGATCAAAGTCAAGGTGGCGGGTGTCTAGTTCTAACCAAATGCGACCCAACTGTCACACAGCCTAGGCGCGACAAGGGTTTGAGGCCGATGGTCTGTGTCACTTCGGTAGGGCCTTAGCTAGGTCGTATTTTGCAATATAATCAAATGCTTGCGATGGATTGGAGCCCCTGAAATAGAGCCGAAATTTACCGAATACGTCCCAATGGATTCAAGTACTTACGCAGGGTTTTAAACAGAAAATGCCGCTCACTAACCCGTACGGAACTGATAGACCCTGTGTCGAGTGTGAATATTTTGGCGGCTTCATCGCAGACGGGTTACATGCGGTCTGCATGTACGGCGGCCGGAAGCAAATTCAGGCTCAGCCGGAGCGCGGTTGTGTCTACTGGATTCGCGCAACCGGAAGCGACGACGAGCCAGGTACGGCCAATGCTCCCCGCCAGACAGGAGGCGACCATGACCGAAAGACCCGATGACCCGACAGACCAGCCACCACTCGTCAAGGCGCTGCTCATCGCCCGCTACACCCTCGTGATCCACAACGGCATGAAGGTGACCAGCGAGGGCGAGTCCTGGCGACTGGACTTCGCGGGCGAACTGGCAGAGATTGACGCGGCGTTGCAGAGTGCCGGCATAGACACGACAAAGCCGATGCTTGCGCCGGTCAAGTGGACTGACTGATGGACGCGTCCGATCTGATGCATGCCACTCTCAGGACGCGTCCGTTCTCCGACAAGGAATGGCTGTTCGAGTGGAAGTATGACGGCTTCCGATGCCTAGTCCGAAAGCATGGGCAGGTTGATCTAATAAGCCGCAGCGGCAAACCATTCAACCGATCATTTCCCGACATCGTTGATGCAGTCGCCGCAGTGCCGGGCGACTTCACATGGGATGCCGAGTTGGCCGTGGGTGAGGGGAAGGGGCCATTGTCGCTTGACCGGCTCCAGCAACGAGCCCGCACGACCCTGCCGAAGAACATCGGCGCCGCGGTGCGCTCATGCCCGGCGCGGCTTTACGTGTTCGACCTGTTGGCCGCGGGAGACTGCGACCTACGCGGGCTTGAACTCATCGAGCGGCGGAGTCGTCTGCGCGACACGTTCGACGACACGGCAACGCTCATTTATTCGAATGCAGTTGTTGGCGTTGGAACGTGGGTGTTCGAACAGGTGAAGTTCTTTGGCTTCGAGGGGATGCTAGCCAAGCGCATGGCGTCGCCCTATATGCGCGGCAGGTCACGCGATTGGATCAAGATAAAGAATGCTGGCTATGATCGGCCGGCTGCATTGGGTTTTGGAAGGAAGTAACTGACGCGCGGCGAGAGCCGGCAGGGGGAGGGATGAACGAACCAACTGTTCAGCAAGTGATAGATGGGTTTCGCTATGGTCCGCTGCTGGGCGGCATCGAGGAGCGCGCCAACGGCATTGCGTCTTACCTGATGCGCTCCCCGAGACTGATGGTGATGGTGGATCGCATCGAAGGTACGGTAGCGCACTTCATTCAGCAGGCCATGCTAGATGACTCCGAGAACTTCCGGATACGCGGCTGCATGGGTGACAACGTCCGATTCGAGACAAGTCGCTTTGAGATTAATATGGCGCCGCAGACTGCGGGCTGATTGATGTGCGCTTAGGCGCGGGAGGCGGGGATGGAATTACAGCGATGGGATGTGACGACGGATCAATGGCGTAAGGATCCAAACGGAATATGGGTCAAGGCCGATGATGCAATCAGGCGCGAGGTTGAGCTATTGCGGCGAATCCAGGCGCTGGAGGCGCGCACCATCGAATTGATCGATGCTATGCCGACGTGAGAGAGGGGTGCCGCCCGGACCGAAGTCCGGACGGGATACAGCGTTGGAAGGAGTGGCCGGATTCGAACCGGCGAGCGACGCTAGTCCTATGACGTCGCATACCAAGCCTGCCTAGACCGTCGTCCAGACATTCACCCCACAGACAGTCTAACGCCTGTTATGGCGGTTTACAACGTCAGACCTGTTAAACCCTATCGCGCTACGGGAAGAATTACGAGTGGATCAGGAAGGTACCCCTGAGCCGAGCGCATTTATTACCCTGGCTATTTGGTGATCGACAACGTTAGGTAGCGGCAGCGCCGGCTTCCCGATATGCGTCAGCAGCGCGGCGTGATGCCAGCCGGGCGGAAGGTCGGGCACGATGTCGAGACCTTGCTTGTACAGATGGACCGGCACTTTCGCAAGTAGCGTCCTGACGTTGAGATCGGGGCTAACGCGCGCCGGCTCAAAGCCATAGACGGCAGCGGGCGGATTACCCGATGCCATCATGTCCGCCGCGGCCGCAATCGCGATACAGGCTCCCAGCGAATGACCGACCAGCGTCACCGGCTGTCCTTTGATAGCGGCAAGTACCGGGACGGAAATAGCCTGCCACGCTTCCCAGAAGCCCCGATGAAACTTGCCAACGCCAGGCACATCGATTGGCTCGATATCGAAGTCTGCCTCAAAGCAATCCGCGTTATCCGTGCCCGGAAAGGCGATGCACAACCCGGCTGCAGTCTGCCGAACGATGGCGCGAGAGGCGCTATCTGCCTTTCCGATGTCGGGAACCGCGCTGTATGCCTCCTGAGCAAGGAGCGCAAAGTCGCGGGGCGTCATTACTTGCTCACAGCAGCGGATGCAGCGACAGGAGCCGATGCAGCGGGCACAGCGCTAGCCGCTTGAGCTGCCACGACGGCACTTGCTGCACTCGTCGCCACATCGGCAGTTGCGCATACGACGCCATTCACGGCGGCAGCGGTGGCGACTTGCGGACTGGCTACGCCTGCTGCGACGAGCGTGGGCTGCACGACCTTGCAACCGTTGCTGATCGTCTGCAGCGCGATCAGGTTGGTTTGATTCAGGTTTGCCAGCGTAGTGTTGAGATTGGCTTGCTGGGTGGACGAGCAAGCGCCGAGAGCGAGCACGACGAAGCCTGCCGCGAGGGCATTCAGGGATTTCATTTGGATTTCCTTCAGGGGAGATTCAGAAGCGCCAGGCGGCGCCGAGCTTGACTTGCAGTGATTCGGTCTTCTGGACCGTGACCGAGAGATCGGTTGAGGGCGGAATTTGCGCCATCACGACGCAGCAGCCAACGGCGTAAGTCTTTGAATCGAAGGTCGGCAGGACTTCAACGCGAGCTGCGCAGCCGCCGAGCAGCAGACACAGCGCGAGGCGGATCATTGCGCCGGCGTGGCGGCCTTGGCTGCGGCGCGAGCGGCGACGTAGTTATAGCCAGCATGCACAGCCATCACGATCGCGCCAGCGATGAGTGCCGACAGATTGGTAGGCGCGGATCCATGGAAACCAGCCAAGGCCCATTCGACCGTTGGAACGAGTTCTGCGGCGCTTACCGTGAGGCCGCCGCTAATAATTGCCTTGTTCATGCTTGCTCCTTGTCCGATAGCGGACGGTTCTTGATCTTGTCGTGCCATGCGGACGCATCCGTGCGCACGTCGACGTTGAAACTGCGGAAATTTCCCAGATGCCCCGCAAAAAGATGGCAGTTGACGCCGTCTTTCTTTGCCTCGCAGAGCGTGATCAAGTTGTCCGGATCGAGCTCAAGATCGGGATGCAGATGGAAGGGGCGCACGTGATGCACTTCGAGGTCTTCAGACCCGCCGCACAACTCGCAAACCGGATGGAGAGCGAGGTGTTGCTTGCGCACTGTCGACCAGTGGCCCGAGCGGGCGTGCGTTACCGGATGCTTGCCTTGGGCCGCATCGACGAGATGTTTGATGATTGGCATGGGCGTAAAAAAGCCCGCGCAGGGCGGGCAGTGAGATGGGGGTATGCGTGGGGCGGATAAATGGCAAATATCTGTCAGGCGGATATTGGTGCTACGCTCGGGATGGCCGGCATCGTCCCAGTCTCCATCGCCTTTGCCAGCCTTTGAGCGCGCGCGCCAACTTGCGCGGCCCATGCGGAGTTCAGCATCGCAGCAGCAGCAATCGCATAAGAGCCTCGCTGCATCGCGCCCAACGCATTCTTGAAGCCAAGCAGCTTGCCGATTCCCAGGTTGTAAGCCATGTTCGCAACGCAGCGCTGACGAACCTCATCAAGCGAGCGCCACCAAGGAAGGTTGCGATCGAGATTAGCGAGCGTATCGGCGATGTCCTGCTCGAGCAGTTGCGTGACCTGTGCCGGCGTGAGCGGGTAGGCCCAGTTGGCAGGGAGCGGTTTGGCTTGCAGGTTCCGACCGACCCCCACCGTGTCGCGAGGCGGTTTGGCGGTATCTTTGTACGGCCAGTAGCGCACGCCTTCATCGCGGCGAAGTTCAGCTTCGAGCAGGGCGAGATCCATGCTTCACTCCTTCTTATGCTTCCTGCGTTGGCGCCAGAACTTGTCGCGGACAAAGGCGATGATCTGAAGCAGCGTGTAGACCGCCGTCAGGAGAAGAACCCAATCCGCCAGCGGAATGCCAAGCAGCGTGGCACTTGCCACTGAGACAGGAGGAAGCGCCTTCGCGGCGCTAGCAACGATGTCGCTGCGCGCGAGTTCTGCGGCTTGGTCGCCGATGGTCATGGAAGCCCCGGTTGAAATGAAATGCCGCCTCATTGGGCGGCTTATGTGGTCTAGAAATGCAAAAGCCCGCGCGGGGCGGGCTCGGGATATGGGTGCTGTGGGGCGGTTCGGCTAGTGTGATGTCCAGGCCGTGCCATTGCAATAAACCGGTACAGACACTGCACCGCCGCCTGTCAGGGTATTGTTGTAGGTCGGCGTCGTCGCATCAGAGACGGCATACATCAATCCTTTCTGGCTCGTGCCGCAAGTGGGGAGCGATGAAACCGTAGTCGTCGGCAGAAGCACGCCAGCTTGCGGGTTAAATATGGCTGCAGTGAACACGGCACCCGTGCCCGTCGTCGCCAGATTGAGTCCTATGTTTGTGTCCGTTCCGACAGCCTGCAAGACTGGCGCGGTACCAGTAACGCTCCCGAATGACCGAACGAAGTTCACCGATGAGATGGGGGCTTGAGCACTGAATCCTGTTCCGCCCGAGGATGACCCGAGATTCACGAAATTTGATGCGGATGTTGTGCGGATTGTGAGATTCCCGCTCGCCGCCTGAATGACCCCCGATACTTTATTGACCGCCGTGCTTCCCATGTTGAAAGCAATTTGAGAATTGCTGTCTGCCGCGTTATCAAGATATGGCGCAGTCACATTGCCATTAAGATTGACCCCTTGGACAGTATAGAAAGTCGACCCAGCATCTGTTTGCGCGCCATAGGACTGCAGATTGGCCGCGTGGCCGGTCCAAACCCCAGACAATCCGCCATGGATCGTGGTTCCGATAGAACTCGCGCCAATCTCGATGCCCGGATAAGTCGCTGAACCGGCTTGCGAGTTGTTAGATACATTGACATCGCCGAGCTTGACGAACCGGCCGTTTGTCAGGATGCCCTGCATGAAGTTGCCGTCAATCTGGCCGCCGTAGACCGAGACATTCGAAGCCGTCGAAGTGAACTGTACGCCGGCAGCCGACTGCGATTGATGAACATACGGGTTCATGAACTGCAGCGTTCCGGTAGCCGTCGTGCCGCCATCGGCGTAGATGCCTTCCGCGTAAGGGAAATCTGACTGGAAACTGTATGCCGTGACGAAACCAGGACCAGGAGAAATATTGCCAGTGTTCGTGATCTGTATGCCGCGGTAGCCTTTCACTACGGCGACATGTCGCATGTCCACCGTAGCGACGCCGCCATCGATCCACACCCCTATCGGCGAACTGGCGGTATTCGTGGAAAAGCCAATTTCGACATTGTTCATGTCCAGCACATTGGCAGAGCCTACTGCCGATCCATACGCCTTGACCGAATAGGCGCCGGTCTGCGCATTGATCCACACATTATCGATGGTGACAACGTTGAAATCCTGTAGATAGATACCGTTGTAGCCGTTGACAATTTGTAGATTGTGCAGCGTAAAGCGGCCTTGCCCATTGTTAGAGATGACGTTACCACCGGTCATCGCTGCGGCTTTGATCGTCAAATCACGGACCCCGCCACCATTGACATTGCCACTGAAGGCGAAGACATCGAAACTTCCTGTCGGCGTGATCGTAGTTGCGGACATCCCGCGGCCGGAAAACGTAACAGCAGTACTCGATGTGATCGACGACGAGACGATGCAATTTCCGGCGGGTAGTTCGACGCGCGTTGCGACAAGTGCGGCGGCTTGAATGCCTGCAGTGTCATCGCCAGAACCAGAACATACAGCGCCAAAGTCAGCGGCATTGACAATCTGTTGCAGCTTCGTCGTAAGCGAAAGAGCCGCACTCCCCGTCGCCCCTTGCAGATACTGAAGCTGGCTCGTGCCTGCCGTACCCGTAGACGCCTTACCAGCCAGCGCGCTATTGAGTTGTGCCGCCGTCAATACCTGGCCTGGCGTGAACTGGGCATGTGCCGCAGTGGAAAGCAGGAAAGCGGCGAGGAACGCTTTGAGGTGCATGTGTGATCCTGGAGATGCGGAAAGCCACCCGAAGGTGGCTTGTTTTGTGATGGCGTAAAAAAACCGGCTCGGGGCCGGTTTCGTTATTGCGCTTCAGATGCTCATAGTTCTTCGAGCAGCGCCAAGGTCTCGGGATGCTTTTCGACCAGTTTGATCAGCACTGCAGCCTGGGCATTGGGCTTAGCCTTTCCTTGCTCCCAGTTCTCGTATGTTCGCTTGTTGACGCGCAGACGCGCTGCCATCACAGCTTGCGAGGAATGGGTAGATTCACGGACAGCCTTGATCTCATCTGCCGAGACCTGCACCGCATCCGGGACTTCAACGCGAACCCTGTGAAGCGTTACCTTGCCATCCCGCTCGGCAGCTAACGCTTCCATGCCTTCCTTGAGTTCAGCGAATAGATTCCTTTTCATGAGTGCTCCTTATCCGAATTTCCGACGCAAGCAACGCAGCGAAGGATTTGCGCTCATCCGAGGACAGATCGGCCATCTCGTCCTTGTCATAGACAGAAAACATCCAGAATTGGGTGCCCTCGATCCAGTAGTAGTAAATGATTCGCAAGCCGCCTCGCTTCCCCTTGTTTCGCCGCTTGTCGCCGAAGCGTAACTTCCTCAATCCGCCAGTCCCTTTGATCACGTCGCCGGAATCTGGCTTCAGGAGCATCTGTTCCTGCAGTAGCCGATATTCATCATCCGACAAATAGTCAGCCCGATACTTCTGGAACGGAGGAAGTTCGACGAAGGTTGCTCGCATGGAGAGGACTATACGCTAGCTGCGTACGATCTACAACATTTATTTGTGCGCGTTTCTACTTGACTGCGTAGGCACTTTGCGCCTACCATGCGCGTTACTGGAAGCGCACATTGCGCGGCCAAAATCCCCGAGAGGAAAACAACATGGACCGGATTTTTCGCGCCTTCAATGGCAATGGATCACTTCGACATGAAGTACGAAGCACCTTCAGCGGACGCGCTTCAGCGCCTCAAGGACGAACTAGGCCTGTCGAGCGCACAGATGGCGAAACTGTTCGGCCTATCGAGCGGCCGGCATTGGCGCGGCTACACGGAGAATGGCGAGAAGCGGCGGGAGATCAGCGCGCAGACACTGTTCTTTGGCTTGGCGCGCAACGAGCTGGAAGAAGAGACCATCGCTCGCGTGCTGGAGCGCATGCGCCAGGCCGGAGCCACAATCGACCTGGAATCCGCTGGCGAGCAGGAGTCATCGCCGGACTGAGCGTCTGTCTTGCGGCTTGTGGTGGAGGATCAAGCGCAGATCCGGCCGCAGTGGCCAAGCCCAGTATTCCAGTGGCAATCCCGGCCAGCGCACCTGTCGCAGCATCTACACCGGCCGACTCCGATCCGACCGCACCAGCGTCCCCAGCGCCAGCCCCGGCGTCTAGTCCCGAGCCAGCATCAACCCCTGCCGCGGCACCTGTTCCGGCATCGGCTCCAGGACCTTCGTCCACGCCAGTCGTTTTGATCGACGTCTATGGCGACGACCAGATGGCTGGTATCGCCGTGAATCAATACGGATGGCCCGCGCTTGTGACGCCGAACGAACCGCAATCGCTCCAAGCGCTTCTACAGACTCAATTCAACGACACAGGTATCGCGGTCTCCAACCACGCGACGGGCGGTACGTCCAGCAGCCTGCAAAACGAAATGCTTGGCGTGGACGGCAACGGTGCGCCATTCGCCGACCGGATCAAGTTGTCCGCCGCCTCCGTCGTCGTCGAAAGCCACACGCTGAACGATGCTCTCGGTGGCGAGACGATCAACGATTACCGGCAATATCTTGCGGCATGGGTCGTTGCTGTGAGAGCGGCGGGTAAGATTCCCGTCCTGGAAGAATCAGGCCCGACATGCGATAGCGATCATCAGCAGCTAGCCGCCTACGTTCAGGCGATGGACGATGCCGCGGCGACGTACAACGTGCCGATAGTCACGCAATACGCATATATCAGCGGTCTGCCGAACTGGCAGGCGCACATGGGTCAATGTCTGTATCCAGACTCCTATCTGCTTCAGATCAAGGCACAGCGCGAAGCAGCGATTCTCTCTCCGCTAGTCAAGGCCGCAATCGGCGAATAATGTCACGCGTACGGCGCGTGCTATATTGCGCACCATGAAAATGCAGCAAACGAAACAAATGAAACTCTGAGGGGTCACCATGCAAGTAAGTGTCAGTCGGCCTACCGTCGTCGTCATAATCCCGTTTTTTAACGGCGCAAAGTGGGTTGAGCGAGCTATCAAAAGCGTCGTCTCGCAGACCGTCCCGCCAGATGAATTTGTGATCGTCAACGATGGATCAAAGCCTGAAGAACGCGCAGCACTTGATCCGCTGTCAGCGAAATACGGATTTCGCATACTTGACAAGAAAAATGGCGGTCAGGGTTCGGCGCGTAATGCGGGTGTGGCTGCGACCACTTCGGAGTTCATCTCGCTGCTCGACCAGGACGACTTCTACTTGCCCCATCACATAGAGGATCTGGCTTCGATCCTTCCGGAATCTGATTTGCGGCTTGGATATGTCTATGCAGACATATGCGAGGCGGATGGAGACGGCAACATCATCAACACAAACATGCTCATGGCTCAAACGGATGCAGGAATGCACCCCAAGAGAGGGCATATTGTCAATATTCTTCGAAATGATCTTTTCGTGCTTCCCTCGGCGTCGCTGATTCGTCGATCCGCCTTCGAGGAAGTTGGCGGATTTGATGAGCAATTCATGGGCTACGAGGATGACGATCTTTTCCTTCGCATGTTCCGCGCTGGCTATACGAATTACTTCCTCGACAAACCAGTGACAGTATGGTGTATGCATACTGGCTCGACGTCGTGGAGCATCAAGATGTCTCGAAGCCGGTTTAAGTATTTCAAAAAACTTGCATCGATCTATGTCGATGACGACTTCAAGAAAATCTACTTCATGCGGGATTGTCTGATCCCGAGGTTCGAAAACTCTTTCATAGACGAAGCTACTAAGGCATGTGAAGAGAGCAATCCGGATGCTCCTGAATATCTGGCGATGTTGCGGGAATATTCTGAAATCGTTTCGTCAAATTCCGAAGTGGACGACGAGTACAAGAAAAAAGTGCGCCGGATCATCTGCGAGATCACAAAGGCACCGCTTCGCGAGGAGGATCTAGGCAAGTTCCAGAAAAGCCTGCACCTTACCTATAAGTCTACATCGTGGCGCGTTAGCAAGCCATTGCGCCTGATTGTGAACAAGATTTCTGGACGACCTGTCGATCCACCGATTCCGTTCAACGATGATTTTGCGCATGATGTCTTCCAGATGGTGCGGCGCTCGATGTCATGGCGAACCACCGCTCTGCTTCGCCTTGTGAAGATATTGACTCGCGCTGGAGCGCGCGAGGCGATCTGAAAAGAAGGTATCCGAACGATGCTTACATAAACCAGCTTACGTCCCGGCAGGATACTGCGGCTTCGTCGGAAGAGGTTGTGTTGCATCGCCCGATGCAGCACTCACAATGGCACGCAACGCCTTCCTGTAGGTTGCCCATGTTGCAGGCACTGCAACGGTGTTCTCATAGCACCGGAGGATCGTCCGGTCTGATTCAGCGAGCGCACTTTGTGCCGACATCTGATACGAGGACCACGCTTGGGCGGGAGTTGGGCCGGGAATGGCCTGCCACGTCGGCAAGCCATCGGAACCAGCGACGCGGCACTGCCCAGCGGGTGGAGCACTGCATCCAAATTCCTGGAAGACGGCGTCGCTTATCTCTATCGCATCAGCTGGCCATGTGCCTGCGGCCTGATATTCGGCTTCAAGATCCCCATCGAAAAATGCGTTCTTTGCCGCTGAGTAAAATTTAGTCATATCACCATCCGATTGCAAAGCCGGAAACTGCACAAGGGCCGCTGGCAGAAACTCCATCAATGTTCACAAGTTGCCCGACAGTGCTAGGTCCCTGCGCTACAATTCTTTGCGGAGTCACGCTACTCGATTCATTGTTCGGGACATAGGAATAGCCGAGCACGGCAGTCGGGAACGCGATCGGGAACGCAACAGTAATCGTCGCCTGCCCACTACCGTTAGCGGTGCCCGTGATATTACGCATCCATTGCAGGATTAGCGTGCGCTTGACACCTCCAACAATCATCGGAATGGTCAAGTAGCTGTTTCCTGCTACTGAGCCAGTAACAAATTGCCCAAGGTTGACCGCCTGATTCGACAGGGTTGCAGCGAGCGTAGCGAGTTGCAGCGGGGAGGCCTGATTTGTTACCTGCCCCATCTGCACCGCATGCTGGCTCTGCGTGGCGGGGGCGATTTGCTGTGCACCGCCGGCGCATTCCATCAAGATCCAAGCGCCGTTGCCGCCATTGACGGTCGTTGCCACGACATACAGCAGACTGGCCACGCCCTTGACGATCAGTTCGCCACCTTGGAGCGGTTGCAGGCCGAGACCGAGAATAGGTTTTGCACCTAGGCCGTCCACATTCAACGTGGATGCGCCCGTGTTGGCATTGGCGATGCTGACGTCGATTACCAGCCCCGAAACTGTCGGATAGGCCGTGAACGCTGACAGGTTGGCGACGATGTAGGCATTGGCTGCGCCCGTATCGGCCAGGACGGGATTCTGGCGTGCTGCAACGCCGATAGCGGTTGTCAGATTGGTGAGCAGCGTTGCGGTTGCACCGTCATCAATCGCCGGCTGACCTGTCTGGTTGACGATGAACTGAGCCAGTACGGCAGCCATGATCGAGCTTTGGCGCCAGACCTTGTTCAGCTGGCTAGACTGTGCGATTCCCGACGAGAAGCCGTTTTGCAGAAGCGACGTGAGCGCGGCATAGGCGCTTTGCGACAGAACGTTCGCAGAGCCGCCATTGGCGAACGGGAGGAAGTCTTGTTCTACGGGCATTCAAATGCTCCGGGCAATAAAAAGCCCGCACTTGGCGGGCTTGGAGATGGGGAGACGACTACTCGGACGATCGATGCACCGTCACGAAATGACTGACTGATCGAGGATGAATGTGAAGTCGAGGGCGGCGCCTCTCGCGGCATTGAATGTTGCCCATGCGCTTCCATCAAACCCGGATATGGATGGGTTCTCAGCATCAAAGCCGAAGATAGGAACGCCCGTAATCGACGGGAAGTAATAGCCGACGATTCCAACTCCAGCTGGCCTCAGATTGAGGTATCCGCCAGTGAACAACGCCAACGTCACTGCGTCAGGAACTGGCCCAAGCAGGACTAGAGACATCGTCATATCCTGATTGTCCTGAATCAGGATTGAGTAGCCGAGCGGTGCGAAAACGGTATTCCATGCCGCATATGCGCCGGGCACCGTGCCGTCCCAGTTGTTCGCAGCGATCGTTGCGTATAGCAGGATTCGGTATTGGTCATCGGGCAGCGCGACAAGACCGGTAGTCGGATCGAACGGCCCTTGCCATGTGCCCTGATCGAAGCCGAGCCCAGCCGTGTCGAAGCTGAAGTAGACGCCGGTCAGCGGAAGAGAAAGGTTGCGCGAGATCCCGACCCATTCGCCAACCCGGTCGAGTTGCTGACCGACCGCCGTATCGATGTCGTACAGACCGGGAATCGAAGCCAGCAAATTTCGACGGTCGACGCCCCACTGAGCGAGCAATGACACCATCGCCATGAACTTCGGGGCGCTTTGGTGCTCCGAAGTGATGAGCGATGTGTAATCGGAGAGCTGGGCCATTTACGTCGTCACATTGATGTCAGCAGCGACGCATTGCGCGCCTTCGTTAAACGCTATGATCAGATCTCCGTTCACCAGCACCTGTGCGCCTGCGTTGATCGTCTTGCCTACTGCGATAGCCGGCGTGAACGTCACTGCGTTTCCGACGATGCCGGTGATGGTGGCTGTCAGTTGCGAGCCGTCCGTCTGGTTGACGATGATCGACCGGCCGTTTGCGAGGCTGGCGACGTTTGCGATATTGATCGTCGTCGCTCCGGCGCTGTATGGGCCGCCCGTCACCAGCATGTCGCCGCGGCCCTGAAAGATGTTCTGGACCGGCAGGTTGTAGGTGTTGCTCAAGGCATCGAGTTGAGCCTGAGTCAGACCCGAGCTCGACGTCGCTGCATCGCCATACAGATTCGCCGCGCCGAACAGCTTGCCGAGCAGCGAGTCCTGGCCGATGTCGAAGCCCGTCAGATACGCGACCAGCGCATTGGCGATCAGAGTAAAGGTTGTCGACACGAACCCAGCCAACGGAACGATCTTGACTTGAACGAGGACCGGCATTTCGGTCATCGCGAAGAAGTTGATCGTGATCGGAACGCCAGCGGGATCAAGCACCGTTACAGACGTTGATCCGAAAGTGTCCGTACCGGGTGACTTCTTTGCCTCGATGGTCTGGGCAATCGTGGTGATGTCGCCGCCTTCCGCGACAATAGCGATGGAGTGACCGGGCAAGCCATTCGCATCGGTAGGAGTTCCCTGATTCTCGTAAATCTTGTTCCGACCGATGCCGGGAGTTTCAGCAACGTTTGCGATGATCGCCTGGAGCGGCGTCTGGGCAGGGAGGGAGGTCGAATTGGCCTGGCGCTGGCGAAGCTGCGCATCCATCTCAACCGGATCACCGGGCGTCGCCGCCGCGGCATTCGTCACGCTCTGCCAGCCACGCGTCGGCGTGTTGATCGCGTTGATAGCACCGGGGATGGCCGTAATTGCGCCAGGTTGCTGCGCAGTTGCAGTCACGTCAATCGTGCCGCTAACGGGGATGACGACAGACGCCGGCAGGTTCCACAGATTCTTGTTCGTGTCCTGCACGACGCCGTTGTTAATTGGCGTACCGACCTGACCAACCAGGGTCACGACTGCGGTGCTGTTGCTCGATGCGTCGCGGCGTATTCCGTTGATCTTCACCTGACTCGAAAGCGCTGCGCCTTGGGCAAAGGTCGGAGAGTAGCCGTTGTACGTGGTGATGTCGGCCTGGTTGCCGTCGTTGATGATCTGGGCGATCAACGCCAGCAATTGCCCGTCTTGGCTATCGGGCTGGACATAAATGTCACTGCCGTAGATGCTCTGGAACGATGCAGTCAGACTGGAAAGAATGTCGTTGAATGAGGGCGCGCTAATCCCCGTCGACGAGATCGTGGCAGCCAACGTCGTAAGCGGAAAAGTTGTCGCCATCAGAGAGCCTGGGTAATGGTGGTCTGGCCGAACTGCGTATTGACCGTCGCGGCGACGGTGAATTGGCGCGTCGATGGATCAAGAAAACTTGCGTAATCGACAATCTCGGTCACGCCTTGCGTCTCGAGAATGACGGTTTGCACCGCGAGATCGCGCGTCGCTTCAGTGCCAGCGCCGAGGATTTGCGTGTTGTAGGGCGTGCCAGCCGTCTGGTCGAGGAACCACTCTCCCTGAATCAGCTTGAGGCGCGTCTGGATTGCCTGGGCGGCGGCGGCAGGGCTGTCTACTAAAAAGTTGGCGGAATTTTGACCAAATGTGTAGTCCGAATTGCTGTCTAGCGTCCGGTATCTCATGCCAATCCTTAGTTCGGCGGCCCCGTGTTTCCACCCTGGGGATCGCTATGCGTATGAGTTTTGAGTGACTTCCCACCACCGACGACGTCTGTCTGGCCGGTGATCGTGCCGCTCGCGGTCATGCTGCCAGCAATGGTGCTTGCCGTTGGCGCTCCCTGCTGGTTCTGAACGTTGATAACGCCAGTAATCGTCACGGTCGGAGTTGTGAGCGTCATACCGCCAGGCGCCACGACATTGACTATCTGTCCTGCGGGGTCGAGCTCAACGAATGTCGAGCCGTCGTTGCTTCGAAGCTGTGCCTTGCTCGTGCTGATGCCGCTGATTTTCTTCGCCTGCGAGAACGGGCCGGGAAGGCAGAACCCGTCCGACAGGTCGTGCATGCGGAATTCGGATTGAGCCTGAACGCCGCCAGATGTCCACCACGCATCGATACAGCGCGAGGCGAAGACGATCAGGCATTCATCGCCTTGCGCAATCGGAAAGGTTAGGGTGCAGCCTCCACCGCGGGGGAATACCACCGGGCAA